TGGAGTAATCATAATGTCCGAGTCAAGCCAGAGTAGCCAATCAGATTTATTATTGTCATACCAGCGATTGACTAACATCTCTCGCTGCTGTGCTATCTGATTACCGTGGGCACGTAGTGACCCACAAAACTCTACACCTGAGTTTATAAGGGTATCTACGACACCTTCCATAAACTTTCCATCTACCATACCATTGTCGCACCAAGCGACTGCTAAGGTTTCTTTCTTTTGTTTAGCCATTGTCCCCCACCTTTATTACTTCTTAATTTGCTTTCCAGTCTTATTATTATACTTACGACCTTGTAGGATTGCTCCTGCTAACTGTCCTTTTTCTGCATCAAAACGAGCATTAGCAGCACGAGCACGAGCATCTGCTCCTGGAGTTGGGTCAGCGCCTTTATTAAAAGCATCTTTCCACGCGCTACCAAAATCAGCAGCAGCACCAGCAACAGTTTTAGCGTAACTTATAATTGGTTTATAAACTGAAGACATATTTGAATGGTCTCCAGCAGAGTTACGTGTTTTTGCCATGTTACTTCTTCTTGCCCATCTTCTTCATGGCTGTCTTCTTAGTAGCCATCTTCTTCATACCCATCTTAATTTCCATCTTTTTTTCAGACTTAGATTCCATCTTCTCACCAGTCTTGTAGGCTGCCTTTTTTGCTGCTGCTTTGCCTGCTGCTGTGTAAGGGAATTTAGTTTTTCCGACCATTGGCATTATTGTATTCCTGCTTCCTTGAGTTCTCGCATTACTGTGGCTGTTGGTTTGTCTATCTTCTTTGCTTGTACCATTGTACCGCCGTCATACGCTGCACCTAATTTATCAGATGCATCATGTGCCGCTTCTATTTGATGTGCTCTTGTGCCGTTAGGCTGGATACCCTGTGCTCTAGCACTACGATATGCTTCAAGTTCAGAGTTCCACTTCTTTTGTGTTGTGCCACTTGCGATTACATCGCCTCTAGCATCACCTGCATTTAACTGAAGGTTCTTAGCCTTACAGCCAAAGCAATCCTCATCACACTGAGTATGGTCAATAGAAACTTCTTCATACTCAAATGGCTTTTCTTGTGTTGCATCACAGAGGACGCATCCGTATCTGGTAGCCACAAAGTTATGGTCTGGGGTAAAACCCCAATCAAGTACCTTGCTAATATGTTGGTGCATTTGTCCCTACTCTGTTGTAAAGTTAGCCGAAGTAACAATCCCATCAGCAATCATTGCTGTTCTAATGGCATCGCTGATTCCAGTATGTTGACATCCACCCATATAGTAAGCAGTGTAAGTTGCTAACTCATCTTCGGTTGGATACTGTATAAGTGAATAAACACCACCATCTAAGATGATAGTATAACTCTTAGTGCGTTGTTTGAAGTGTGTGAACAAACGGTGCATACCAATGTGACCCTGCTCTAGGGTTGGCGTTACAAGTGTGTACGTTGCCATTGTTCTCCTTAATGAACTTACTCCTGAGTAGGGACATTGCTGCCCCTACTCAAGCGTCAATCAATTAAGCGACTGATGAACCGTTAAGAATACGATACAGGGCTGCTTCGCGGTAACGCTTGAAGCCTAGTACGCCGTACCAACCCATTGGGCGGAAACGCATCAACTGGTCAATGACTGGACCGATAACTACATGTGGCTCTTCAGCAACGGCTTCAGCCATTGCTTCCTTACCAGCAAGAATTGTGCGGTATACCTTGGCACTTGAAGCACCGTCAGTATCGTTGTACATACGAGCAGACTCTACGAAGTAGGCTCCTTCATATGAACCAATTTCTCCAGCCCAAATGTTTTCATTTGAGTTGTACTCGTGAGGCAAACGCCATCCACCAGCACCAGTCTCAGCACGAAGGTCGTGTGAAATTTCTGGGTGAATACCACACCAGTACATTGAACCCTTACGAGGAACTGACAGACCTGAACGCAACTTAGCAACAGCCTTACGGATGTTTGCAGAAGTGATTGTATCTGTAGCAGCAATTGTTACTGTGTTAGTACGTGTGCCACCATAGATGACGTTACTACCACCACGAAGTTCAGTCTGTGCGACTGTATCAATTGAACCTGCAAGGTTGAAAGCAATGATGTTAGCAATTGCTGGGTCTACATCAGCAAGGCTGAAGAGTTCCAAAGCACGTGTAACAAGAACAGAGTTACCGTACTCAGCAAGAGTAATAGTAACTGATGTTGGAGCAGCAATCTGTACTGAGTCACGCTCAGTTGATTCTGAAAGAGCAGTTGTCTGTTCTGACAGGTCTGCGTAAAGTTGTAGAACTACGGTTGAGCCAGGGTTTGCTAACTTAGTGGGCTTCTTATCGGCGACACTACGAATTAGGGGTTCTGAACGCAACGCAAAGTCTAATAGTCGGTCATACGCCTTTTGGACGAGACCTGCACCACCAGCGGTACCAGCGAGATTGCCAGTAGAGGATGTATATGCATTAGCCATTGTTGTTCACCTCCTAGGTGAGTTGTGAAATTACTATGTATTTATTACTGTTGAGAGTAGATAATTGAATTGAGTTCTTCTGCGGAAGCCGCATTATTAATTCGAGTCAATAAATCTTCTGCTCGGTCAGGGGTCGTACCAAGTTGAGTAACTACATCTTGCTGCCTTAGGGCTGCACGATTTAGTTGCTGTTCTTCAGTTGCCTCTGGCTGTGTTAATCCAAACAGGTCTCCGTTATCTGCAAGCCAGTTATTAACTGACTCTTCGCTAACTTCATCCAAGTCTTTTAGGATTAATCGTTGTGCCTTTGGATTGACACCCTTCTGTTCTAGGACCTCTTTGACTGTACGCTCACGCTGCGCCTTGGATAATCCCTCAAGTTGCTCAGTGAGTTCCTTGATACGCTTTTCATCGTTGCGCTTGGCTTTCCGTAACTTTTTAAGTAAGTCACTTCCATCCATCTGCACTTCGTTGTCGGTATCTAGGTCGTCTTCGTCTTCATCCCAGTAGTTGTTGCTCATAGCAACCCACCCTTCTATTCGTTTGAATCGCAAGCCTCAGATTCTAGTCGGGGAACTAGCCTGGCTCTTACTACCAGTCTTCTACGCTATGTGGGCTGGTCGGTCACATAGGATTCTATTTTATATTTGTCCTGCTGTTGAGGACTTCTTTAGATAACCAGTGCTGTAAGCACCTGGTGCATTACCAGCAGAAGCAGCAAATGTGCCACGTTCCATAGATGCTAAACGACTACGTTTATCCATTGCTGATGCATTAGATTTAAAGAACTCGGATTCACCTGTAGCCTGGTCGTATGTAATACCAGATTCAGAATAAACATCACCAAGTTTTTCAGCAGCAGGAAGAACTTGACCAATTTTTCCATAGCCAGCAACTGCTTGTGCACGAGTAACTCCATACTGTTGCAAATCTTCAATGCGGCCAAAGCCAGCATCTAAACCTTGTTGAGTAGCAACTGCACCAATCTCACCCATTGCTACCTTCTTCTCTAATTCAGGAAGAGTATTATCTGGGTCAAGGAAGTAACTTACTAAATCCTGTTGTGAGATATTAGGGTTATACTTATAAATCTGTTTCATAATTGCAGGGTCTGCAGTTGTAACACGGTCTACTGCCATGTTAACACGCTTGCCTACTTCAGTTGGAGATACTGCTCCACCAATTAACTTAGCATATGTAGCACGGTTACCTAGGTTAGATACTCCACCTGCTTTAAGATACTGAGCATAAGAGTTTTCTTGTTCAATATAATTGGCTTCGCTTAATGCGTTAAGCCCATTCTTTATACGTTTTTCATTGCCATCAAAACGAGCCTTATATGTAGGCAATGCACGTAGTGCAAGTATCATTTGATTAGGCCCAATCTTTGGATTGATTAAGGCTTCTTCAATGTACTTAGATAATTCATTATATTCTTGAAGAGTAAATCCATAACCCTGCATTGTCTGTTGAATAAGAGCAAATGCATCTCGTCTTTCGTTGAGTAGTCTGGCTTCTTCTGCTGTCTTAAGTTGGATAGCATCCCATTCTTCTTTAGTAAGAAGTTTAGCACCAGTGTCTGCAGGATTTTCTGGTGGCACATAATCTGGGTCACCTGGTACTGGTGCTTTCTTTTTAATAACAGGAGTAGTTGTTGGTGCTACTACCTTTAATCCAGGTCCATCTGGATTAGCAATTACAGTACCACCAATTTGTTTAGCAGTAGCAATTGCATTAGCCTGTGCATCTAACTGTGCCTGAGTTAATCCACTACTACCAACCTTAGCGGTTGTATATGTATCAACTGGTGCTACGTAACCTGTTTCTCCACGTGATGCCGCAGTAATGCCAGCCATAGTTGTTGTATTAAAAGTACTTGATTGAGTA